CCCACCATTAAGGTCTTTAATGGCTCCTGCTGTCAGCTTAGCTTGAATCTCAATCTTTGCCAACAGGTCAACGAACTGCTTTTGTGCAGAGTTGAAGTTAGCAGTTCCGCCGGCACTTTCAGCTAGAGCATTTGTATATTTCACGAAACCAGCAGCAAGCTGGTTCAACGTATTGATTACGTCGCTGGCGTCTAGGCCGAGCTTTGATACAACTTCGTCAGCCATGATGCACCTTGATATCCGATATCAGCGAATCTGACGGCGGACCACCTTGAGGAACTGACGAGTATTCAACTGAAATCGCAGAAATTCTTCGTTCACAGCAGCCTTGTACGCCTCACTGCAATGTTGATGCAGGTGATACGGACCAGGATTATGCAGGTGAAAGCCCCACTCTGCATTCATGTCTGTAGTGTCATTAGCTATCAGATAGAAGAGATTACTGCTCCACCGGAAGAAAATCTTGCCGGTTCCAATCTGACTCTCATCTACCGTAAAACTCTCTGACGCCGCACCCTGGCCCGCACGATTGGGGGCTTGGGGTTGGCGTGTTGTATTAAGTACGCGACTCGAAGGCCCGGCTCCGAAAACCGGAACACCTGCAAATCCAGCGATTTGTGTAAGCGCTTCGCGGGAAGCCCCTGACCATACTGGGATGGTGTTCTTGGCTTCATTCACAAAAGCCTTGACGCCGATGAGAAAAATCTCTCTCATGCGGCGTTGCACATACTTTCGATGTGCGGCCTCGTCATACAAGAGTGAGCCATAGCTGCCTGTCAGTCTCATGGCTCACCCCAGGTATGCTTTTGCTATTTGAGATTGTCTGTCAGCTTCCTCATATTCAGAAGTCTGATGGTAAGCAATAACTCTGGCACGCTGCCAGTTCGTCATCTCGTCCCAGCTTATAGGGATGCCGGGTGGACGGATACCAACTCTGAGGCAAGCTCCCCAGATTTGGTAATCCTCTGACCGAAACGGTGGCCAGATTAGTTTTTGGACTGATCCGCCATCCCACGTAGAAAAGTTGTCCGAGCCGATTCAATCATCTGCTCGTTCAAGCAGTTCGCGGCGAACACTCCGGCCATGACTCTCTGAACTTCCACATTGGAAAATCCAGCATCACGGAAGTCCTGGTCCCACGATTCCCAGGTGTTAGAATCATCTTCTTTCACCTTATCCCACTCGATGTTATTCCCACCGAGCTTCAGGGATTCGACGATAGTCCAGGCCAGTCGTTGTCGTCCGTGGCGGGCCATCGCCAATTGGTAATTCTTGTCTTTGAAATCAAACTGCTTCTCCCCGCCGGCTACGATTTTTGCCGGCGGAGTAGGAGCAGGGCAAGCCTTGTCGAACCCGTCCATTGAGAGAACAGCCATCGCTTTCATGATGATGTTCTCATCGCCATTCCCACGCGGGATAACGATCAGTTCAAAGTTCGGGCCTTTAACAACTCTTCCATTGATCTTCATGGTGTCTTTCCCTCGGAGAGAAGGTCAGTGATACTCAATATCAGCTACCAGTAACACGAGTGTCAATTGCGACCGCCGCGTTGCACTTCCCGGTCGCAGCCACCGTGCCAGCCCGCAAGTCGTGGGCGAGCGATTCCTGTCGGAAGTCGGGCAGTCGAATTGCTTCGACCTCTTCCCCGCCACAGGGCGGAATATGCTCAACTTCGATATCAACCGCAAACGGTTCGCACGCATCACTGGATGAACTCACCCAGTCTGCGGCCTCACCGCGATGCTTCAAAACATCTTCAATCGTGGGGTCATCACCGCTGGAGGCAGTCAGGAACTCCCAGATGAAGTCAAACTTCACATCCATCGGGACTTGATCCCCCTCCCTGACGGTATCAAGGTTCCCTCGGTCAAGCGTATATTCCATTGTACGCTTCTCGTCGTATGTGAGATTCCCTTCTCCAACCTTCACTTCCAGTGCTCGACCATCAAACGTGATGACAGCTTCATCCACGACCGCGGAATCCAGAGCGGGCGTAAACGTGATACTGGTCGTGGGCGGTCCACCGGAGCGGGTCGTCACGATGTATCGAATCTCTGAACCAACGACATGGAAGCTGGCCAACAGGGGAATAGCACCGGCAGGTGCATCCTCAATGGTCATTGTCGTAGTACCGGCCGGATAGCCCGCACCGTTATCCACCGCAGCCGCGGCGGAATACCCGTCCAAAAGACGAACAGTTGCATTACGAAGCTCAATCTGAGCCATGATATTGGGTATCCTTAGCTACGAGAATCCACAGCTTGTGTGGCATTGCACTTGCCCGTAGCCGCCACCGTGGCAGCCCGTAAATCATGGGCCAGCGATTCCTGTCGAAAATCAGGGAGAACGATGATTTCCTCTTCCACGTTTCCGCAGGGAGGCTCGTATTCGATCTCAATATCAAGGGCATAAGGTTCGCACGCATCAGACGAGGAACTCACCCAATTCGAAGCCGGACCCCGATGCTTGAGAGCATCTTCAATGGTCGGCGTGTCATCAGGATCAACCCCCGGTGCGGAAAGGAATTCCCAGATGATGTCAAACTTGACATCCATCGGAACTTGATCCCCTTCACGAACTGTGTCGAGGTCTCCGCGGTCAAGCGTATACTCCATCGTTCGCTTTTCATCGTAGGTCAGGTTTCCTTCCCCGACTTTCACTTCGAGCACATGCCCGTTGAAAGTGATAACAGCATCGTCAGCCGGAATTCCATCGCCAGTCGCGATGGCCGGCGTGAACGTAATCTGTCGCGTGCTCCCACCCGGATTCTGTGTACTGGGGGTGACAGAATCTCCACCACCAGCCAAGTCAACATCCGTCGCAACCAGGATTCCGATGTTCACGCCGCCGTAATTCTGCGTGAATCTGATATCCCAAGTGCCAGCAGTAATGAGAGTCACAACCACGTCACCGGGAACAATCGCAGCCAGATCCTCAAGGGCCAGTCTGACGTTTGCCGCCGTATCGTGGTAAGCGATATTGGAGGTAGTTTGCACGCTGATGGGGCTTGCGACAGTCCCGGTGAATCCGAGAGTGTAGTTCCCAGACGTGGCATCGACTACAATTCGCTGCACTTCGTCATGGTTTTCGGCCGTGACATAGTGGCGAAGGTCATCACCAACAATCGAAAATCGAGTCCCCGGTGACACAACTTCTTGTGTGTTCAGGGTGTCAATGAGCATCGTTGTCATACCGTTTACCGGAGTGTCGTTCACCTGCGCGGTGTTCGAATATCCGTCAACGAGACGAATCGTCGCGTTACGCAACTCAATCTGTGCCATGATCTTTCACTCCGAGATATTCATTCGATAGTTTGCTTCAATTGTCGCCTGTTGAACCCGAACGATTGGGTCAACCTGACCGAATGCTGATACCTTCAATTGCTCACCATTGAAGCCATCGTTTCGAATTTGAAGCACACCAACCATTACAGCGGGATTGTCATCTGGTCCATCGCCGTATTTCATCACTGGGATGCACGGAACGAAGAGAGCTTGAACCAGTCCGACAGTCTTCCAAAACATATGGGTGTCGCGACCCATTGTGGATTGCACAAGGATATTGATGAACACGTCGTGCCGAGTGTAGTTGTGAGAAACGGTTCTACTTCGTGGGCCATCCATCCGAAACTCGATGAACTCTTTCGAGTTCTTTGTATCTCGGTCGTCACCCTCAAAGAAGATTTGAAGACTACCCTTGTTGTCGTCGAAGTATTTACTCGCGGATGCCCATATCCATCGGGACAAGTTGGGGTCAATCATTGAATCACCCCTTCCGCATCGTCGGTTAGACCAAGGTCATCTTCGACGATTTGTGATGCCGAAGAATCAGCACCATCAGCAATTCCTAAGTCATGTGACACGCTGATCTCGACGACTCGTTCTGGTGCAGCCGCCACGGTTTGCTTACAGATCAATCCGTAGCAGTTTGAGTCTTCAAATTCAGCCACTTCTTTGATATCAAATCTCTGTTCCTTGTAGACCATATACTGGCCAACTTCCAGGATCGAGAACTCTTTGTGTCGAAGGTCTCGACGGTCAACGACGAAACGACGTTCATCGGTGTCCACGAATCCACCGTAGGTGAAGTTCTTGTTGGACGCAATGAACGTCAGGTCATAATAGAATTCGCGTTGGTTTCTACTCGGAAGCGCGATGACGCGAGCCACACTGGCCTTCAGTCGCACAGTCGTTTTCTTCCCAGTAGCCCGGTCAACACTAGAACTTGCTAACTTATAGAAGTCAGCGGGCAGTCCATAGTTCCGTTTCAGCCTATAGATAACATCTCGAACAAAACGAAGTTGGTTCATGATATCTCTCCAGGGCCGCTGTTCATGCTGATATCCGATATCAGAATGAAGAGCGGCCCCCACTTTGAGGGCCGTCCATATCAATGGAAGAAAGCGGCTAACCGCTCACCTATCAGGGTTACAACACCCGTAAAGATGGCACCTGTTATCCACTTCCGTCGAGTTTCTGACTGCTTCAATCGGTCAACATCCTTGATGATACCCGGTACGCCGTCTCCGCCATCACCTTCCAGTAATGTGCAGATACGACCTACCTTATTGAAGATTGTCTTAACCTGTTCCTCGATCCGTGCAAGTTGTGCATCATTACCGGGCATGATGTTCTCCTGATATTGGGTATCAGGCAGCGTATGACCGCTGCCTGATACCCGGTTGATTAGGAGATCATCACCGCGCCGAGGTCTTCGTCAAGAACCTTGACTCCCAACAGGAAGTCGAGGGTGACGAGATGACCCTGCTTTTCACCGTCGTAGGTGATCGTGGTCCGCATCGACAGTCCACCAAAGTTGGCGACTCCCGACAACGCACCCGTTCCCTTGCGGGGCTGAGCAAGCGGACGAACAACCAGCGAGATCGCATTTCGATGGAACGCGAAGTTGTAATCCCCACCCGGACCCTGATTGATGGCCGCATCGTCGGCGATTGCCGCTTCGAGCGGACGATCCAGTTCGATGTAAGTCGAACCGTTGGTCTTCACGATCATGTAGCGATCGTTTGCGGTTCCGAACGTCACCATCATTCCGACGACGGGAGTGAACCCGGAGCCGTCGATGACGATGTGTTTCTTGTAACCCGCGGCATACCCGGAAGGGCTGACCGCTTGGGCAACAAGCCAAGTGCTGTCGTAGACCGAGATTGCCGAGTTGGTCAGGGCGTCGGCGATGAGGCCGTATTCCAGCGTGAGGCTGGTCGCGGTCGCATTGTCCGTCGCGGTGACATGGTAGGCGTAACCGAGGATACTGATCCACTGTCCGGCAACCACTTCGCCCGAGCCGAATCCGTTGACGGTCAACGTCGTGCTTCCCTTGAGGAAGTTACCGGCGTTGATCGCGCCAGTTCCAACCGAGGAGTCCACCGGGACCGACGGCGTGTTCTGGCTCATGTAAGTGTCGAAACCGAACTTCCGGCCGAGGCTGGCTTCTCGCAAAGCTGTTCCGTCGTCGCCGACTTCGTTGGCTTTCAAGAAGAGTTCGTTCTGCAACATCTTCGTTTCGGCATTGCTGGTCAGGAGCAGGTTACGACCCTGGACCCAAGCCTTGTTGTTGTTCATGACGTTTCGCGTGCCGGTCATGAACACTTCGCCGTTGCTGGAAGTCAGCAGGCCAATTCCGCCGTACTGATTTTCCAGGAACTGGTAGACCTGACCGAGCACGATCTGGTCAACACGTCGAGCCATCGCAACCGCCGCGGGACGAAGGAATTCGTCGACGAGCGATTTGAAGCTCTTGCTCTCTTCACCGTCACGGATGAGGAACGAAACGTGAATCTGCTGATTCAGTTGAACCGGGACGTTGGTCGCCACGGCGTTCTGAATCGTCACGTCGTCATTCACATCCTTCTGCTCGGCATCGAAGTCCGCCGGGCGTCGGGTGTTCACAACGTCGCCGAACTGGGCAAAGTTGGCTTCGAAATCTCGGTGAACGAGATTGGCGACGACCATGTTCTCCATCAGGAGAGCCAGGGACTCATTCGCCCACAATTCGGGAATAAAGGCGTCAACCGTGTTATCAAACACGGCAACGAAAGCTGCGACTTGACAAAACTTGTACATGGTTTCCCTCGTGAACTTTGTTGTGACTGATACTCAATATCAACCACCCTGAATACGTCAGGTACGTCGGTTACTGTTGGTAGACCGCATCAGGGTTCTTCTTGCGGGCTGCCATATAGTCCGCCGTATCCAATTTCGCCATACTCTGCTTCTTGGACGGCGTCCCGCTTGAAGCTCCCGTCCCGCCCGCGGCACCTTTGAACAGGTGGCCGAAGGTATCGGGGTCGTCTTTCATGGCCTTCAACGCCTCATCGACGGTGAAGTCCAGAGTGACATTCTGACCTTCCTTGTTCTTCGTGGCAAGTTTGACTTTGGCAGCGAATATGCCAGTCCCCTTACCATCCTCGCCGTCGATCTCGACAAGCCGAGTGCTCGGCTTGAGGTAGGACTCGACGAAAGGAATTGCTTGAGGCAGAACCTCATGCTTTAACGCAGCACCGTTAATCTCGTAACCAATCTGGAGTTGATTGTGGCGATCTTGCCACTTCTTCGATTCTGACTCGACGGTGGTCAATTTACCGTCGTACTCGGCTTTCAGCTTGTCGGCCGAACGCTTCGCTTTCTCTTCCGTAGTCAGATTGGAAGTCCTCAACTCTTCGATTTGGTTTTCGAGTGTCTGCCGCTGCTCGTCAGACATCTTCGCTTTATTTCCCAAATCTTCCAATTGCTTGGCGAGACGTTCCCGCTCTTGAGTAGCTTTTTCTTTTTCCTTCTTCATGAAGGTATTGACTTGATCCTGTGTGAACGTCTTTGGCGGTTCGTTACCAGTGCCACCGGCACCAGCAGCACCTTTGTCGCCACTTCCGTCGCCACTTCCGTCGCCTGCACCTGCACCGCCTTCACCTTCAAAGACGGCATAGAACGGACGACCAGTAATGAACTTAACTGAACGAGCCATCGGAGGTATCACTTTCATTAAGAGACCCTACGGAGAATGATCCCTGTTGGATCAGCAAGGTACGGCCGGATGAACTTCCAAGCTAAGACGTTTGGAATACCAGCCGCTTGTGATTCCCTGGGAAACGTGCGATCGTAGGTGGTTCGCACGCTGCTGTAAGCTGCCGCTTTTGTCGAGAGTTCACGTTCTTCTTGTTCGTTCTCGACGCCATCAAGTAGCGAGTTCGCCAATTCGATTGTGGCGAGCATAATATCGTTTGGCACATCTGTATCACCGCCCCGAGGGAATTCTCGATCCTGCTCGGGATCAGTCTTGTCGCCTGCATAAGCAAGGCGGTCAATCATGTCCGAGGCGGTCGTCAATGCACGCAACTTTTCATCATTTGTTGCACCGTCCCATATATCATGGTACATGCGTTCGGCAAAATAATCGTCGCCATCAGAGGAGAGGGCGTATGCAGCCATAAATAACCCTTTCCTAGAAAACCTTGCTCATCAGAACATAGATATCAACGGCACCGGCTGTTGGAACAGTCGCAGTTGTCCCGCTAATACGAATGCTGATCGGGGCGAACTCAACACCAATCAAACTGTTCAAAGCGAAGTTGGTGTCGGAGACTACATTCTTCACGTTGTAAGCAGCAGCGTATTTAGTAACTAACGCTGCAACTCCGACCCGTACTGAATAGTTGCCACCAACCACAAAGGTGGTAGTAGTTTTCAGAATGATATTCGATATCACAGTCCCGGCTGGAGCCGAGAAGAGTTCAATATCAGCACCGGAAGCAAAGTCGGCGAAAGTTTTCGTGAACTTGAACCAACGGGGACAAGCTATCAAATCAGCCGGCACAGTGCCAATAGCTGGTACGAAAGCTGGCCCCTGTACGCCTTGTGGACCTTGCGTTCCTTGAATTCCTTGTGGTCCAGTTGCACCTGTAGCACCTGTAGCACCTGTCAATCCGGTTGGTCCCGGACTGCCAGTTGCCCCTGTCGCACCCGGCACGCCTTGTGAACCTGTCGGACCAGTAGCTCCTGTCGCTCCTGGCACGCCTTGAGTACCTTGTATTCCTTGTGAACCAGTTGGCCCAGTTAATCCCGTTGGACCCGCCGGACCAGTTGATCCAGTAGCCCCTATCGGACCCGCCGGACCAGTAGCTCCTGTTGGTCCAGTCAGTCCAGTTGGACCTATGGCTCCCGTAGCCCCTGTCGGGCCAGTTGAACCTGTCGGGCCAGTCAGTCCAGTTGCACCTGTGGCCCCAGTTGATCCTGGTATACCTTGTGCCCCTGATGGTCCAATTGATCCGGCCGGACCAGTTGAACCAACCGGACCAGTTGATCCTGGTATACCTTGCGACCCTGGCGGGCCAATTGATCCTGGTATACCTTGCGGCCCTAACGGGCCAGAAGGTCCAGCTATCCCGGATACATTGGACAGGACTTCTGCTAGGCTGACCCACGCATCATGTAGTTCTTGTTGGGTCATATCTAATTCCGTCCAACACTTTTGAATAGCACCTACACTTGAATCCCAATCAGCACCATCCGGTGAGCGATAAGCTGTCATGTCCCGTCTTGTTTCTGATTTTCCATCCCAGACCATGATTGACCCCTGCGATGAGTACGGCTCATCCAGTGAGTCGGGTTAGATTTTAGAATCAAAAGGCCATCTATAGGCCGCTTGATTCTAAAATCTGGTGGCTGATATTCGATATCAGCCACCAGACGATTATTGATTAAGCCGAGATTCGGCTATGCCGAATCAGGATGTTCATGACCGTGGTGGACAAAGCAATTCCAACCACGACCACATTGTCACCCGTCGTCGCAGGAACAGTCTTGGCAAGTTGCCCGGCCGTCGCCGACAAGTAATACTCAACGAAAGGCGTCAGCCCTCCGCTATCACCCGTCACAGCATCCCACTGGGCGGTCGTCAGAGTCACAGGGCCACGTTGGCGAACTCTGACGTTTCCACCACTGCCGGCTTGGCCAGAGATAACCACACCGCAGACGTTTCGGGCCGGAGCCGTCCCATTGCAGTCAGCCTTCTGGGCACCCGCAGCATTGGCAAGCATATAGACCGTCGCACCGACGACTACTGCCCCACCAACCCCGTTAGGGACGACAAGGTCTTCGAGTCCGTTCTTCACGTCATCCTGAATTGCGATGACTTCCGCACTGATTTGGTCCCAATCTTCATAATCAGGACGAGCATTCCTCCCCCGATCTGGACGATCCGGGCTTGTTCCATCCCACACCGATGCGGGATAGTCCGCAGCGTTGACACTCATAGTTATGTTCCTTTACCTACGCCTCGGACAGCGGGGGTCAAATCACCAGATTGGGTATTGTCGCGTGACAACGCTTTTTCATCTGCGGCAGCTTGGGTGGGGTTAGGTGCCCCATCGGCCACGCCCCTGCTAGCAGGGTTAGTGATACCAGTATCTTTTGACTGTGATGCTGATATCAGAGCCAATCGTTGGGCCTGTTCAGCATTCGCTGCTGCAACATGACTCTCGGGGATACCGAGTAGCAAGGCCGCAAGTTTCTTGTCCATGATACCATTGACGACAAGAGTTTGAATCACATCCTGCTTCGCTGTGAAGCATTCAGCCTTGTCGATCTCGGCACCAATCAAATCAAGTTGAGCCGGGGCGATCTTGCCACCGAGCAACTTGTAAGCAATCAACTTTGACATTTCCCTTTGGAACGTCGCGGACGGCAATGAGTCTCGCTGTGCCGTGAGTTGTTCAGCATCTTTCCGGCGATCTTCGTCAGTCTGTAAGCTGTACTTCTCTGGGTATTTAATCAGCGTGTCCCCATTGAAGCGCTCATAAGCGCCCCAGTAGAGGGCAATCTTCCGTTCAGCGTGTTCCAACTCCAGCCCGATGTAAGACAAGCCAGCCTCAAGGCCACGCTCATCCATCATCTTACTCCCAGCACTTTGCTGGACAGGCGAGAGATTGGTGATAGCAAGACTTATTAGAGATCGAATATCATCTTTGAGTTGCTTCTGTTTGTTCATCGACGCAACAAGCGGTTCGCTCGACGGGTTGATGAATGACGGTGCAACTTGAGTTGAGAACTTTCGGCCATGCACAGACCCGACAGAAACTTCCTGGCTATTTGCACCAGAACCGGCCGCAGTGCCAGTAGCATCACCACCTTTTAGGTAGTCACTGTCAGCACGACTGTCGGACTGTTCGATATAGAATGGGAAGTTTGCAGTCAAAGTATACGCAATATCAGAACTCTCCATATTCAGGAGAGCAATTTGGTGATTTGAAACATCGGACAAAAGGCTGTCACTCAATTCGAGCATGACAAACGGAATGAAGTCGATATCAAGGATGAATTCACCCTCTTCTGGTTCAACTGCCATTCCATTCTTATCAACAATGTTTGCATCGCCGTTGTAGAATCGAACATGGACCTTGCCGTCTGACGGTTCGATCCATACAAATCTGTAGCGTTGCCACTGACCGTTAGCCAAACCAGTCAACGGATGAAACGCATCCTGCCAATCTCGCAGAAGTACGCTTGCAAACTCATCAGCACGGTCGGCTCTATACGTCCACGACAGAATCTCTTCTGTGCGATACATATAGATGTAAGGTCGATGACCTGCGGTATCCAGCAAAGTGTTGCCGGGTAGTTCAGGCATATCGACGTAGACACCAACCCTTTGCATTGCCAGGAGTTCGGGCAGAACAAATCTCCCGAGAAAACTATTCATGGACGCACCGTGCATATCGACTCCGTTGTCGAGACCTTGCACAGCACGCTGATAACTGTTCGACCCATCCTTACGAATGATATCAGTCATCCGTTGGAAGATGGAATTCTTAACGTCGATCAAAGCAGCCTTAGCAAAGTTCGGTGTTGGCGTGATCTTTTTCCGACGCTGGAAGTCAGCATCATCTTCACGTTCAGAGAACTTTTCCAAAAACCTATCGACGAAATCAATTCCGCCAGTAGCAACTAATCTCCACCTTTCCCAATTAAGCTCATTCGCAACATACCAGGGATGGCGGAAATCAATGACCCTGTCGGTCAGTGCGACCCCATTACTTTGTTCAGACATCTGAATACCTCCAACCTAGCCAATGATGTTTCTTGGTTCTGCCAGTAAGAACATCAGACACACCAGCTTGGGTGTACCCATCAGCTTTTACGGCGACTTGACTAGGATATCTTTTAACAGTTTGGCCTGTCGCAAGATTGTAAGACTCAATTGGGGTGGCCAGATGGGCAGCAGAAGCCTTCATATTGGCCCTGCCAATTGCACTCTTTGGACGCGACAACTTAATTCGGTGGTCAATCGACAACTCTTGGCCTAGTCGTGAATGTCCACCAACACACCCTTCACCACCGTCGGTATGATTAGTAAGGCAGCCAGTACCAATGTCTAACCTGCCATACTGTTTGATTAAAGCAATCTCCATATCAAAAGCAGCTTGCTCACTCAAACCCGCCGCAATGATTTTAATTTCTGGAAACACATGCTCAATGTCAAGCATCTTATTGAGTCTGTGGTAGAAGTGTGTTGATATTCGATATCTAAGACCGGGGCATAAATGGGCATGGGGGCGATCAGGTTTGCCCTTGCCAATATAAAAGACCCCAACTTTGTCCGAATATGAATACACCACGAAGTCATCGGAGAAATGACCCATGTTGCACCTTAAAGAAATGATCTAATATCTCGGTTAGTCGTGATGCTCGCTGCAAGAGGAAGAGCGATCTCGGCATAATTGCTCGCGTGGGCGAAGTGATCCGCGGCGCTATTGATATATTTTCCGATTGGATTTCCTTCTTTGTCCCTAACGTAGATGCGGGCGGGGGCCTTCATGTGCTCCCAATACTCTGACGAAGCATCACGCGGGATGGTTATTGTTTTATTCTGAAAGCGACTCAACGTCATATCTAGCCAACTCGTTCGGTCAACCGTGATCTTGTAGTCAGACGTGTCGCCCAACTTCTCGATACTCTTGGCTGTCCGATCTTTGCCGTAGTAGCAGAGCTTGACGTGGCCAGTGAATCGTTTGGCGAATTCCATCGCCTTGCGAGTCTCCGGGTTCGCGTCAATCACGCACTGCATAATCTGATATTCCTTCATCAGCTTGTCGAGTTCTTCAAACTGGGCTACCTTACCTTCGTAGATCAGTCTGCAATTGGACATCACATTGATATCCGATCCCATTGCTGATGGGGTCCACTCGTAGATAATGCAATGCAGCCAGCTACCAACGTCAACACCGAGCGTTCGCAATTTGCGATCTCGGCTAGGGGTTTCAGCTTTTGAATGCTGTCCAACACATTGTCGGATATCATCATCAACAAGCTGGGCACCCTCGGTTAAGTGGGGCTCACCCTGCTTGCTGTTGAAAAACTCTTGCTCTGCGGCCAGATCAGTGCGACTTCGGAGGAAGGCTTCTGCCATCTTGTGAGCTTGGCCGGCTTCAGCCATGCTGTACATCTGATTGATATAGAATCCACGACGATTGAAGTCAGGCAGATCAGCAGTTGGCTGCCAGACTCCGTGTGCGAGGAAGTTCACCTTATCTTCATGGTGCAAGGTATTCTTGCATTCGTGGCAGATATAGTGACTATTCTTCAAGTCCGGCGACTTTGGGTCTTCAGCAGTGATGACTAGGTTACGCGGATATTGAATATCAATGAACCTCGAACAGCTTGGGCACTTAAAGAAGAAGTGCTCCATCGTTGAGGTTAGGAACAAAGCATTGATGCCATGCCCCGGTGCTGTTGGCGTAGAGATCGCCCATATCTGTTTGTGCAACTGGCCGGATGTTCGTTCGAGGGCCAACGGCACATTATCCAAATTCATTTCGTCATATTCATCGAACACGAGATTAGGAACAGGAACCGATTTAAGACCGGCGCGACTGTTCATACCGCGAATGAATAGTGTAGCAGAACCGGCTCTTTTGGTGGCCACGTTCTTGACATCACTGAACAAATTGTTAAGGTATGGACTTAGCTCCAGGGCCGGGTCAAACCTTGTCGCGGAAAAATCAGTCGCATCCGGTGTCTTCGTGGGCAGAAGGTACAGACAACTCTCACGCTTCACGTCGATGTTAAAGAACGTCTTATTCATCACCGTGACAGTGTAGGCCATCTGTGCGGCCTTCTGTCCAATGTTCCATTCAGATTCGCTGTCGTGCATTTCCTTTGTCCAAGGATGATGCTTAAATGAGAACGGCCCTGGAAAGGGCGGACCCATAATCAAACAGCTTTCAGACCACTTACTACACCGAGTAAGTGTTTTTTGTTTC